GGAATTCAAAGTTAGAAACAAAATCGCCCACTGATTGTTGTGAGTTTGCTTCGTTAACTTCTAATTCAGTTGTAGCAGTTGTAGCTGTCCCCCCAATACTCCACCGTCTACCACCAAGAGATGTTCTTGTGCTAGTCGTTCCAACGACATTCTGTACTGTCATTGGAACGAATTGTTGTAGATTGTCAACAAAGTCGCGGAATGGTGTTACTAGGTCGATATCAAGAGTAACTGGATTGGTTACTGTATCTTGAGCCATATCATGGCTTGGTGACAATGAGCCAACGCCATCGTATTTCCAGAAGTTGGACACACAGTTTCTAAAGTTGGTTGCGTATGGTTGACCCAATAGCTTTGTATGTGCATTTCTGCTTAGTGTTGCAATTTCCGCATCTGCTGTTGATGGGAAGATTGTTGCGGTTGTACCACTTTTGTATTTCAAGTCTAATGGGAATGTATTAAGCGCTGGGCTGAGACTTTTAGTGTCCGAATGAACAGCCGCTTGATAATCTGGATTAGACAAATCAGCAATGCTTGTATCGTTGAATGGATCAACTATAAAGCCATTTTTAAATCTTGTCAAGCCGTTTTCGTCAGTAACATTCAAGTTTTGCGTTGCTTGCTCTAATTGATTCAAGCTGATGTAATACTCCATTGCATCAAGTTTTTTCTCTAGCTTGGCGATATCACGCATGGTGTAGTTTCTGACACCTGATGCTTTAGTGCTAACAGCATAGTAATTCTTGTTTTGATCAGCACCTTCTTGTGCCGACAGCATAGGATATCCTGGGATAGTAATTTGAGAGATTACAAGCTGATCAGCACCAACTTTAGGTGGTACTGGCAACTCATCTTCTTCGCCTTTAACGATAGCAGACTTACCATAAGAATCTATGGTAATGGCATCAATTCTGGACAGGTAGTGTTCTATGTCAGATGTGACGTTGCCATTAACTTGTGGAATAACATAGTCAGAACCTGCGAATGATGGTTGTACTGCACCAACAGCCGACGTTACCACAGATGCCGCGCCTTCTGTTACTGCTGTGTAGCTTGCTCCTGCACCCAAATCAGCGTATGGTCTAAAGTCAATACACTCTCTTAGACGATAAACAGTACCAGATGTAGAGATGTATGATGGGACGTCGGATGATCTGATCTTGCCATCTGGAAGTATCGCCGTAACATCATCGATAGGATAGCTGTTTACTGCAAAGAAGTTAATGCCTGTTGAATTGTTTATTCTGAAAACTTTTAATTTTACTGTCAGTGTACCACTTGTAGGTTTGGTTCTTCCAGAAATAACTTCCATATAAGAAAGGTCGTAGAAGTTGTCCTGTGCATTTGTTACCAAACGGAAACAGTCTGTAAAGTCATTACCAGTGCTATCAACAACGCTATCGATTGCGTAAACATCAGGGAAGCCCAAGCTGTATCTGGATGTGCCGTTATTCCACACAACTTTGATGTATGGATTTACTGATAATTTGTTGTATGGTTCTGTATTTACAATTCTTTTGTTGTAGTAAACGTCGGCTGCTGGGTCTGAACCTGCCGCTAAGTTAATAGTGAGAACTGAGTTGTTTGAAGTTGTAGAGTAGCTGTTTACAGCAATCAGCGTATTAGACGCATCTACCACAACAATGTCACTATTATCACAAGCAAAGTCATCCCCTGGTTGTGCGTTGATAGTGATTGTATTAGCCGTAACCGAAACACCACTTTGTGTACGTACAGGAATATTAACATCTGTAATTTCTTTTAAGCTTCTTGCACCAGTATTGAATACCATAGGAGCATTTTTACTATCTTTGATTTTAGAATTAGCCGCAATAGAAACTGACCCACCAGTGGAGACAATACGCTCAACATCAGCAAAAGTTTTAGTAGCGTCTGTGATACTAACACCAAACAAGTATAGTTTAGTTGGCGTGAAGTTCTTCACGAATGCACTACCGATTTGCGTACCACCAACAAGTTGTAGTTGAACAGCAGTGTAATCAGTAGCCATTGTGCCGTTTAACGATGTGATGTCAACATATCCACCGTAATTAAGAGATGTGGCTTGGTTCTGTTGAATATTTGTTGTTGTGATTGGATCAATGGTAACATCTAGGTTGCCACGATTTTCTATTCTGTAGCCCTTAACATATGCCGCACCTTTGCCAACCAAAACCTTTAAGTCTACACCACGACGTTCTGTCGTTACTTTAAAGTTCTCAACAATGTAGTCTCCGCTTTCTTCGTAAGTACGTTTCGCTAGTTCTTCTGCGATTGAGTTGAATTGAGAAACATCTCTCAACGTCACAGCAGAACCGTTTTGATAACGAATTAAGGTGAAGAAGTTTGCATCTACGTCAGCAACAGCAGTTGTCTTAGCAACCAGTGTAGGAACCATTTTAAGTCTGTCAGCACCCGGAGCATTTTCGTTTGTGCTTCCGTTAGCGTTGTCGAATAGGCTATTGTCTTGCAGTGAAGATACCAAAGATTCCGCTACTTCATAACCGACTGAGATTCCATCTGGTTGATTGTCGTACTTAGAAACAATAAGTGTTTGCTCGTCTGCGAATAGGAAATGACCTTTTTGGAACACAACACCAGCCGCCGCTTGAATACCAAAGGATTTTCCTGTTGGTGATGGTAGCTGTGTTACGTTGATTGTGGCAATACTAAGTTCAGAAGAAATGAGCGTCGAACCGTCATATCTGTATTTGTTGATTGTAAGTCCTTCACCAGCAATAAATGTCTTGTAGTTACTTGTTTCGTTTGTGTTCAAGTAGTTGATATACAAAGTGTTTAGGTTTGGTGGACGTGTTTCAAAACCTCTGTCTGTAGTAATGATGGAAGCTCTGAGATTAGTGATCGCACCCGAAATTTCATACTTCGTGTCAATAGACTTTGTTGCGCCAGATACAATCTCATCCGCTGTGATTGGTTTGAAAAGTTCTGGATCAAAACCAGTCTTGTCAGTTAGTTTAACAAATTGCAAACCGTTTAGGTTTGTGAAGTTACAGCCCTTGATAATACTACCTTCTTGGTAGATGTTATCACCAAATTGCTCGACTTGGTTTTGCAGAATGGTCTGCAATTGTGTTAGTTCCCTTGCCTGTACGGCATACGATGGCTTAAAGAGAATTTTATAGAACTGCTTTTCCAGACCAAAATCATCAAAGTATGGAGCAATATTTAAATTTGTATTAATGGGCATATGTAAGGTTCCTTAAAATTCTAATACTAATTTGTATTCTTCTCTCGAAGTAGAAGTTCTTGCAAGAGGGACAAAATCTTCCATAAAATAAACTGTTCCGCTACGCTGAACGTAATCAGACTCTATTGTGTTATTAGCTTGTGGACTATTTATGGTAATTCGTTGTCCCTGCGAATTTAGCAAGCCCGACGTATAGTCAAGAGAAGTGTCGTTGTTAGCGCCATTCTGGTATGGTCCCATATAACTAGATAGATATACAGTATTTGAAGTTTCATCTATTTCGTGTACTTTGCCTGTAAATACGGTTTTGTTGTCAGCATCAACTTGGGTCAATGTGGCATCTACAGTTGCAAAGTTATACTGGTCAGAAGTAATTGCAATTCTATTGTCAAAAACTGTCGGTGTATTGGCAGAATTAGCGGAAGCGCTCACAAACTCTGGGTTTTTAACAATGCCAATATATGAGTAAGTGTTTGTCGCACCAATATCGTTATTGTTGGCTTCTGTGATGTAGCCATAAAGAAGAATGTGGCGGCAATGCATTTCGTCAATCATATTCCATCCATGCCCACCTTTTGGTGAAAGGACGGGTCTCAGAATACCTCTTACGTCAACAGAAATTGGGTCTTCTGGGTCAAAATCATATATAGGATCGACAATCGATGCTGTCACATTTGTGTAACCTGAGCCTGAGTTCAAAATCAACAGCGAAGATATGTTGCCTTCAATAACATTTGGAAGAGCCTGTGCGCCAGTACCATCACCTGTGATTATACATGTTGGTACTACTGTGAAGGTAGAACCATTCAAGACGCCATCTCCAAGAGGATTTCCGATTACTTTAATCTTGCCGTATTGAACGCCAACTTGGAAATCATAAGAACTGATAACATAAAGGTTTGACGGACCACCATCTGGGTTAGTAACGTAAATCGACATACCCACATAGTAGTTTGTAATTTGATTTATTTCATTTGCTCTTACTGTCAGAGTGCCATCATTGCCAGGAGCCGCCATAAGGAAACCACTAACAGAAGGGTATCCTGCATTATCAATAGGATTTTCAACAAAAACGTCACTTATTTCTGAGCCATAAACAACATTGTTAGCATCAGCATTTGGGTCTGGGTTGATTATCACATCTTCCGCAAGGGGAATGAACCCAACTGCGTTATATGCTTCAAATTCTGATGGAGTGATTGCATACATAAACTTCCAAACATATTTGTCTGCTGTTCTGTAGACTTGCCCCTCAGTATATGGGTTCCAATTTGGGGGTGCTGTAGATTTTGAATCATTGTTATTAAACAAACATTTAAATACACGATAATCACCAGTATCATTGTTTGTAGGTCCGACAACTGAATAGAACTTCTTGTCAGTCATGTCCTCTTGATCGTCATACTGAATGTATGTCTGATCTTTCTGCCACGGATTATACTTGATCATAAACTTGGTGTCTGACCCAAGAACTTTTTTGCCAAAAACTGTATTCTCTAGGAAGTTATTTTTACTACCTTGTGAGTTAGACGCAGAGAGACGATCCGTACCCTGTGTTACAGAAGATACGAATACATAAAAGTCGTTACTCTGAATGTCCGAGTAGAACATTCTAGTTGTATCACTTTTTAATTTACTTGTCAATACCTCAGTCATATCACCTGTACCTGTTCTTTTCTAATATTTATAAGCAATTGCATCAACCTCTTCTACGAATACGAGGTCGTGGGTGGGTTTTTCCAGAAGTTGGTCTATTTCTGAAGTTTTTCTGTGGGAAAGCCGTTCCAGTAACTACTCTTTGATTAATCCATCTCAAGTATTTATTCGGAGCGCCTTGTAGGCTATCTCTATCCATTGGATCATCTGCTTCAGTGTCAGCCATTTGATCAATGTTTGCGTTATCTATTACCCATGCATGCGCCTCAGCTTGTGTCATATTAGGCCAACTCTCTGCAAGAATGGCAACAACACCAGCTACCTGAGGTCCTGACATACTTGTTCCTTCGTCCTTACCTAGTTCGTAATTGTCATCTCTAGGGTCATTAATACCGCCAGAAAGCAAGCTACTTTGGATACCTTCGCCAGCGGCAAAAATATCTACTTGGGTTCCGCAGTTGCTAAAGTTGGCTTTATCTTCATTGAAGTCGTTTGAAGTTGCACCCACGTTAATAACTGGCGCATACCCAGCACCCGAACCAGTACCTCTGTGCAAGTTCCAAGAGTAGTCATAGCCATTGTAAACCATATTGTATGTGTTGTTGTAATCTTGATCAGATGAATTAACAGTTTTCCAACTATCGTTACCAGCAGACGCCACAATAATAATACCATCATCGATAGCGTCTTGCATGTCAGCATTACGAGATGTGAAGAAATTTGGTATGCTCATCTGTAGAGTTGGTGCATAGAACCCACGGTCACGCAATTCTTGTGTTGTCAAGTCTCTTCCTGGGTTGAAATCGGCTCCACGATAATTTACTCTTGTAACCTTACCAGTTGTGTAACCACCACTGTAGTTAGATATAAGAGAAGAACCATAGCTGTTATTTGTGAT